AGGACAAGAAACAATAGTATTCGCTGGAGCTGGTGTAGATGGTACACCTGCTTCTAATGGAGCTACAGTTTCAGCATTCAGTCAAGATGTTAACATTCCATGTATAGCATCTAACCAGGTAAGCGTTGCAGTTGCAATGTCTGGCGATACTGGAACCTGTGAAGCAGCAATAACTTTAGTATTCCAATAGGTTATCAATGGTTCGCAACAGGCAAGGTCTAGCGCCCTGGTCTCTTTCTAGAGAGGCAGGGATTGAGTCCGCAACAGTAGACGGAACTATAGAAGTACCTCAAAATGTGCAGCCTGTTATTGATACTGGTTTCGTAGATGAAAGGGGAAACTGGAAAGGTCGCAAGTCAAGCGATCAACAGTTTAAAATTGATGCAACACATGAAAGCGTTGCTAATGGTGCAACGGTATTAAGTCCGCAAGCAACACCAGACTTTATTAATATGACAGGTTTCAACTCACTGTATATTGCTATTAAACCCACTAGAGAAGGTAATTTTGCTATAAGCGCTAATATGGGACCAGCCACCAATACTTTTGCTAATTTAAGCCCAGTGGATGCAGGTGAATTATTACGCGGTATTTCAAAACCTTTAGATGGGACTTCAATATTCGCACCTTTACTTGAAGATTCGGCGCAAGCGTTGAATATTAATGTATGGAATATATTTTTAATTCAGGGTGTGTTATCAAATCAAAAGTTATTGCAGTTTAAGATCACTAATAATACAGCCGCTTCATGTGATATTGATTTTGCATATATGAGGGTGGTATAATGCCTAAGAAGAAATTAACAATAACAAACGTAAGAAAAAAGATGCGTACATTAACAAACGCAACATATGATCTCTTATTAGATAAGATGGGACATGCTAATAGTAGTGTGCCAATGTCAGTGCCTAAACTCCTGGCTATGCATAAAGAGATCCAGAGCGCATCCAAGCGCATCAAATGAGCCGTGTTAGCATTTGGGCCGAACTGGTGTTTAGAGGACAGCAAGTTCTGGAAGCCTGGAAACAATTACAGGATAAAGATTAATGGCGTTAGAGTTGATGCCCGATGGGTTGACATTCAAGAAGCTAACAAAGATACAGACAGAAGCTCTAGATAGATTTTACAATCGTGGCAAAAAAGAGGATCGGATTGATACACTTATACAATCTCCAATCTTTCCTTCAATAGTTTTTGGATCAGTGGCAACTGCGGCCCTGGTTGCGACCTGGGCTTATCTTAAAGATTTAGAATTACCGAGTATTGAAAGTTTTTTTGAATCCGCTGGTGGTGGTATTGCTGATATTACATCAGCCGTATTTGGAGCTGATCCAAAATCACCACAATTTATTCCCTCCATTATTCCAGGTAAAGAAGGGGAACTGGTAGAAGTACCACGTTGTAAACGTTGGGAGATTGATGCAACTGAATGGTTGAGATTAAACCAGGCTACTCCAAATAAAGGAAGAACCGAAACTATATTTTCTGCTACATATGGATTAAGTATTATTAAAAATATGAAAAGAGAAGGTTGTCCTAAACCCAACGCTTTTACACAATCCCAATGGAATGAAGGTAAGATATGAACTTAAGTGCGATCCTGGTATTGTTGAAACTATTCGAGGAGTCTGGACTCACTAGGGCTCCTCCTGTCATTTCTGAAGGGTTAAAGAAAAAGAAATTTTTTCACGAGTTAGGTTTAAAGGTCCCTGACAAATAGGAACGTATGGAGATTGATGCCTACACACTGCTAGCTTACGCGATTGCCTGGACTATTTTTTATTTCTTCTTATCGCAATACATTGCTGAATTATCCAGGAAGAAATGGACTACCTGGGTAGAATCTGAAGACTCAAATGATACATTAATGAACGCCCTGGAAGTTATTGTTGACGAAATCGAAGATCGGATGGCGGATAAACTCCAGGAGTTTCAATCTTCTTTTTTCGGATCTCTTGGCAATGCTTCTAAAAAATTAGATGATGCCACAGGTCAGTCCACAATTAAGGCATTAACAAGAGATAATCCTTTGATGGGCTTCATTGCCGAATATATGATGAAAAGGGGTGGTTTAGCCCAATTAACGGGGGTAAACAGCCCTAAAGAGGGGGTAGAGACGCCCCATGAAAGGGGCAAATTAGGCCTAAAGTAGTGGGTGACAAGCCTCTAGGGGTTTCTTTTCGCACCAAATACCAGGGAAAGGCTACACTAAACGTTTGTAACAACAAACAAAAAAGGGTTTATCGTCTATAATAATAATAATAATAATAATAATAATACGTCATATAATATAATAATAGTTTTTGAGAAGTACCTTAACTCCGTCTAGCAAGGTGGTTAATACTCTGGTCACCAGTGTGGGAGGTATGAGAGACCTACGAGAAGTTGAATGTAAAGCTTGTAAAAAAATCGGTTTGACATGTTACGCTCAGTGTCGAGATCCGAAGTGTGCAGTAATCCATATGATCCAGGTGATTGATTGAAAATAAGACTTTCGAGACCTTGTGAAGATTGTGATTATATAATTTCTCAATGGGGTTATGAAGGATGGCTCGAAGAAGGCAAACCAAAATGCAGGAAACATTCATGAAACGTAAAGTAATAAAATTGCATCCTGATGTGATGACGATGTTAGAAAAGTATAAAGATAATATCCACAATCATATGTCAAAGAGAAGAGTTCCATTAACCTGGAATGAATTTATTGTAGCGATCTGCAGCGACTGGGAGAACGGCAGAACTAAATGCCATTGTGGAATGTTCTATGATTGTCAGCACTGCCATCATACCAGGCGTTACTTCCAGGCTAAGCAGAGAGAAGAGTATGATTAAATGTATTCACGGCTTAAGTCATTGTAAAGTATGCTGCGAACGATGCGTCAAATATAAGTAGCTACTCATAAGTGAGTATCTGGGGTCTGCTCGTAGGCATCGCCCCCACAGGTCAAATATGGTCGCAAGAAGAAAAGCACCTCGTAAAAGGGGTAAGAGAACATTTTCAGTTAACCTAATTGAGACTGGCGCAGGTTTAGCTTTCCTGGATGCAGCGAATGCAGGGACAGCAGCCCAGTCAATGATGAAAGGAGATATAGCAGGCGGACTCAAAACATTGAGTTCAGCATTTAAGTCCAACAAGGACGCAATGATTCGGATCGGCGCAGGCGCCCTCGCAGCTAAGTTAGTTGTAGGTAGTCTAGGCGGATCAAAAATACTAGGAGCAATAGGCCCGCTCAAACTAAGGGCTTAAGGAAAAAAAAATATGGCATTCTATAGAACAAGAGAGGGACAGGTCACGGCTGCTGATTCTTTTACAGCAATTACGGGCCTCTATGGACAAAGTACTACGGCGTCGATTCAGGTTCCGGCCGGATCTAGCGCGATCGTGGGAATGATTGCAAGTGTCGCAACAGATAGTGCAAGCAATGGATCAACTACCTTTGCCGCGCAAGTGTCTGGCGATGGTTTACAATCAGGACAAGAAACAATAGTATTCGCTGGAGCTGGTGTAGATGGTACACCTGCTTCTAATGGAGCTACAGTTTCAGCATTCAGTCAAGATGTTAACATTCCATGTATAGCATCTAACCAGGTAAGC